CGCAGTAAAGGCTTCGGCCAACACCGCTCTTCTCATCTTTCGCACGCTGAACATCATCAGCGCCAAAGATGAAGACTATTACACCGAGCGCTTGCGCCGAACCTTTGAGCATCGGCAAGGGAGAACGTCATGACAACCGCCCCCGTCAAACCCCTGATCGACGAGCAGGTTGAGGAGTTGGAAGGCGTTCTCATGCGGCCGCGTGAAACCCTCGTATGCGAGCTCGAATGCCCCGTAAAAGGCAACTGGCCTCTTCATTGCCGTGACAGCAGCGCATTCATGGAAGGCGATTGGGGTATAGACCCCCGAGGTAGGCTGATCGAGGTGATGCCATGAAGCCGCGCCTCGCCACTCGCATCTACAGCCTCGAAGAACTCCTGCATCGCATCGATCTGGAGTACTGGAGAGTCCGCCACCACGGCCGCGAGCATTACACGTTCGTCCCGCTTCAATACTGGGGGAAATAGCCATGAAGCTCTTCTACTGGATTTGCGTAGTCATGACTGTCTTCTGGTGGGGCATCTACGCCGAGATGCGCGAGATTGAACTTCATCAGATCAGCCTTCCTGTGGCGGTGGCGAGATGAGCAAATTAATCGATGCTATCCAAGTACACCGAACGAATCGCAGGTTTGCCAAGCCTAGCGGGGCGCCGCAATACACCGACATCCTCACGATTGACGAACATTCGTTTAATCCTGTTCCGCACATGACCGAATACCGCATTGATGTCCGGCTAGGTGCAAATGTCCGGTGGGATACCGGACGAACAGTCGAGCCACTCACGCGTCAGGTGATCCGAATGATAGAGCAGCATGTGTTCGGTGAATTTCGTGAAGATTTCGACGCGATCCAGCGCGCTCTTTGGGAGCTTGATTTGGACAAGGCTTCTGAGCTTCTTGAGGCGATGCGCGCCAAGATGTTCAGCTCATGACCTCCTACCAGAAAGCCAAGCGTATCTACGTCTGGCGAGGCTCGGCCATCATCTTCCTCGGCACTACTTTCGTAATGCTGGCCAGCGCCTACGTCGGTCAGCTCACCTCTTAAATCGAACTCATACGCCGCCTGCATGGCGGAAGGACTCACCATGTCTGCGAATCAAGTTGCCGTCACCATCGACGACATCAGCGAAGCCAATGCCCCGGCCATCTATGTGAAAGACGGCCTGAAGCCATTCCTGCAAGCGGTGAAGGAAGAGGTCGGCTCCCAGGTGCCGGACCTCAAGACTGCCAAGGGGCGCGAGCGTATCGCCTCACTGGCCGCCAAGGTCAGCAAATCCAAGGTCGCCGTCGAGAAGCCCGGCCGCGAGTACCTGAAGCGCCTGAAGGAAATGCCGAAGGTGGTCGAAGCTGAATTGCGCGAGTTCGTCGACGCCATGGATGCGTTGCGGGACGAGACACGCAAGCCGCTTAGCGACTGGGAGGCCGAACAGCAGGCCCGCAAGGACAAGCATGTTGATGCGGTTCAAGCCATTCACGACTTCTGCACCGACCTGACGGACATCAGCGCCGCCGTCCTGCTGGAATCCATCGCATCGGTCGAAGCTATTCAGATGGGCGACCACTGGGAAGAGTTCGAGACCGAAGCTGCCCGCGCCAAGGAATCGACGCTGACCAAATTGCGTGCAGCCCTAGCCACCCGCCAGCAATACGAAGCCGAGCAGGCCGAACTGGTCCGCTTGCGTGCCGAGGCCGAAGCACAGGCCCAGCGTGACCGCGAGGCAGAGATTGCCCGTGTAGCGGCTGAACAGGCCCGTATCGAAGCTGAACGGCGTGCGCAGGCCGAACGCGATGCCGCCACCAAGCGCGAAGCCGAAGCTAAGGCCGCAGCAGATCGTCGCGAGATGGAACTGAAATTCCAGGCTGAGCAATCAGAGCGCGCAGCCGCTCAGGCCGCCCGAGACAAGATCGAATCCGAGCAGCGTGCCGCGCAGCAGAAGATCGACGACGAGAAGCGCCACCAACAGGCAATGGCCCAGGCCGAAGCCGACCGGATCGCCGCCGAACAGCGTGCGGAGCAAGAGCGCCTTGATTCCGAGCGCCGTCAAACAGAAGCCGCCGAGCGCGCCCGTCTGGCTGAAGTTGCCCGCCAAGAAGCCGAAGCCGCCGAAGTGAAACGCCAGGCCGATGCCCGCGAAGCCGACAAAGCCCACAAGGCCAGGATCAATCGCGCCGCGCTGGACGCCTTCATTGCCGGCGGTATGCCAGAAGAGTGCGCGAAGCAAGCGGTCACCCTGATCGCCCAGCGCAAGATCCCAGCCATCGCAATCACTTACTGAGGTCGACATGAACGAGATCATTCAAATGCCGGCGCGCGAGGCTTCAGGCCTTACCGCTGCCGAGACTCACCGCTTCTCAGCAGTCGAGATCCGCCAGCGCGTGAACCTGGTGCAGGAAGTGATGCAAGGCATCATGAAGCGTGAGACTCACTACGGCACCATCCCCGGCACGCCGAAGCCGACACTGTACAAGCCCGGCGCCGAAGTGCTCTGCGTCACCTTCCGCGTGGCACAGGAATACGAGATTGAAGACCTGTCTACCGAGGGCGTGGCGCGCTACCGGGTCACCTGTGTTGGCCGCCACCAAATTTCCGGCATTGCCCTCGGCGAGGGTGTCGGCGAGTGCTCGTCCGGCGAAGAGAAATACAAGTGGCGCGGCGCAGCCTGCAAGGCTGAACTCGATGCTACCCCGGAGAACTTGCGCCGGAAGAAGTATTACAAAAACGGCAACACCGCCGACCAGATCCGCACCGAGCCCGCCGACCTGGCTAACACCATCCTCAAGATGGCCTGCAAGCGCGCCATGATCGCCATGACGCTGAACGTCACCGCCGCTTCCGACATCTTCACGCAAGACATTGAAGACCTGCCGGAAGAACTGCGGCCGCAGGAAGGGCCTCAGACCAGCAATCAAAAGCCCGGACCGGCTCCGCATGATCCAGAACTCGCCGCCTACTGGATCGCCCAGGCCAATGCAGCGGCAACGCCTGAAGCGCTCACCGAAGTATGGAAGACCGGCGTTTCAGCCATCAACGAAGTGAAGGATATGACGTCCTACGAGGCGTTCAAGGTCGCCGTAGGCGCCAGAGGCGTAACTCTAAAGGCGGATGCCGCAAAGCCTGAGCCGGACGCCAAGCCGGTAACCGAAACTCCAGCCGCGACTAACGATGATGTTGAATTCGAGGACATTCCCCAATGATCCAGATCAATTGCAAACAGGGAGAAGAAATCTGGCTTCAGGAGCGCGCCGGCTGCATCACGGCCAGCATGTTCACCACCGCTCGCTCCAAAGTGAATGGACTCACCGTCCAGCAGCGCACCTATGTAGAAGCAATGCTGGCCGGCCACAGCGAAGCAAAAGCGCGCGATCTCGCCGGCTACAAAGCGGGGCCGAAAGCCGAAGTCGTTCAGCGTGCACTCGATGGCGAAACAGTCGGCGAGCCTTCATCGGCAGCCCTCGACTATGCGTTTCAGTTGGCAGTTGAGCGAATCGGCGGCAAGCCTCTCGACAATGGTTTCGAGACCTGGCAGATGCGCCGCGGCCATGAGCTGGAGCCTGAGGCGCGCATGGAACATGAAATCCAAACCGGCCTCATCGTTACCCAAGTCGGACTGGTGAAGACCGACGACGGCGCCTTCGGGGCCAGCGCAGACGGGTTTATCGGCGAGGACGGCGGCTCCGAGTACAAGTGCTTCCTTGCGCCGGAAAAGCTGCGCTCGTTCCACATCGACAACGATGCCAGCGGGATCGTCGACCAGGTGCAGGGCTGCATGTGGATCACCGGCCGTAAGTGGTGGCACATCGGGATGTACTGCCCGCTGCTCAAGCCAGTCGGCCGCCAGCTCTGGCTGCAAGAGTTCAAGCGCGATGACGACTACATCGAAAAGCTCGAGGAAGACCTGTGGCAGTTCAAGCTGCTGGTCGATGAGTACGAGGCCAAACTGCGGAGTAAAGCAGCATGAGCGCATACATCAGCACCGATCTGAACATGGTCAAGGCGCTCGACCAAGAGCGTCACAGGATTGAACTGGCGCGGGAGGAGTATCTCAGCAGAGGAAAGGTCATTGAGGTGCTGGAAGGCCCGACTATGAAGCCGCCACCAGCCAGGCATGAGCCACCGCCAAGACCGAAGGTGGTAATCGACACGACGCCGAAGCCGCCCACTGCCGCTGCGGTACGACAGAAAACACGCCGGCAGAAGGAGCGCGCGGAACGGGCGGTAGAACGCGCAAAAGAGCGCTATGACCTGGTTGAGCACACCAGAAAGCTCGCCGAGACGATGACCTACGCGCAAGCCATGGAAGCCACCGGGAAATCGCGCAAGGTTCTGACAGCCATAGCCCTGGAAGGCGGGTTCAGCTTCCAGACAGCCGCGCAAATTGGCTACCAGAACCTCAAACCTCACGTAGTCGACGAAGCTCAAGATGCCAAAATCGCCGAGCGCATCAAGGCCTTCAAGGAACTTGGCCTGACCCGCAACCAGGCAAGGGAAAAGGCAGGCATCACCTACCCGGTTTTCATGCGCATCCTCGATAAATTCGACATCGACTATCCGAAGCGCAGAGCAGGGCCTCATCCGGCCTTCTTCGCCAAGCAGCAGTAAATCCCCCTTCCCAGCCCATCACCCAATCCCGGGAGGCCCTATGTCATCCAAAGGAAAGCTCAAGGCTGGCTATTTGGAGCTCCACTACTGCTGCGTCTACTGCGGGAAACCACGCAACCAGTGCCGCAGCGACAAATGCAGCAAGGCCCGGCAGCGGGAACACGCACAGAGGAATGAGCCATGACAGCCAAGTTATCGCCTGACTCGATCGGGCTGATTTTCGCGATGAATGCAGCCGGGCATTGCGCCGAAGAGATCGCCGATGCGGCGGGGTGCTCGTACTCCACCGTCGTGCGGTATCTGAACGAGGCTGGGGTTGTGCTGGGGAATAAGGGCCGGCCCAAGCAGCTCACGGCGGACTACATGGCCTTGGCGCTGGACATGCGGGCTAACGGGTCGACTTGGTACGACGTCGAGCAGCACGTCGGCTTCCACCGTTCGACATTCCACAGTCAACTCAGAGCCATGAGGACTCAACCATGATCCCTAAAGCCATGTTATTCAGCCTGATCTTCTGCTGGCTGCCGATGTCCTTTGCGTTCAAGTGGGTGATGGCATGAGAAAAACAATCGTGCTGACTGGGAAAGCAGTCGTGAACTTCTGCAAGGTTATCGAGGATGCGTCCGATGATGACGTTGAGGGACTGCTGGCCAGTGATGATTTGCGCGGTGCGCAAATCGATGAAGGGGACCTGCTCGACATCGAGTGGATTCATGACGAAGTCGATATCAAGGTGACCTCATGATCGCCCTCGCCTGGTTCTACTACGTGTACGTCCGTTGACGGAGGTTGTCATGACCTGCATTGTTATTGAGCACGGCTTTATCTGCGGCTCTCCTTTCTACCGCCTTCCGCTTGCTGACGGTAATCGGGTATTCATGAGTTGGCACAACTACCTCGGGCCCATGTTCTTCCGCGACCGCGATGAGCGCCGAGAGATTGAAGACTGGTACAACAACCCCCGCATCATCGAAGCGCTCGACTGGTTCTGCAATCGCGGTCACCGCGCTTAACCCCTCAGCTGTAAACCACTCATTGACTACTCAACTCTGCCGCATGTAGCGGCCCGGAGCCGTTATGTCTCGCATTGAAGAAAGAGAAGGCTGGAATCTGGCCGATCAGTTGATCGAGGCCGGGCGCCAAGTAGACCCGATATTCGGCGGCGTCGAGCGGGTCATCGCCAACATTGAACGCACTGCTGCGATGAGGCCGGAAGGCTATCGGGCTGGCATCCAGAAACGCATCGAGGTGGAACGCCATGGCAGCGTATGACGTGCACGAACAGAACGCAGACGGTCGCCCGGGCAAGCTGCTCGACACCATCGACCGCGTACCGGACATCCGCAAGACCGACTCCTTCGTCGAGTTCGACGGCGAGATGCACAAAGTCCTGACCGGTATCCGCAACTTCATCATCGTCACCCAAGAGCGCTGGGCTCGGGTGTCGGCTGCGAACTGGAGGAAAATATGAGTGAATTTCAACGCGAAGACCGCTACATCGTCATAAAACGCAGCGATATCGAAAAAGCCCCAGCGGACCTGCGTAGAAACTTTTATGGTCAGTGCCGGAAGCTGCACGACTCAATGCTGACCAATGGAGCACCCGCTCGCTCATTCTTGGTTATCGAAAGCGACTGGCCTGAGTACGAGCCCACCTGGCAAATGATTGAGGATCGAGTCGCCGGAAGATCGCATCCACTCCAGCAAGTCCTGCGCGAAAACGGCGACTTGATCGCAGCCCAAGCCACCATCGCCCAGCAGGCGCAGATGATTGAGCATCTTCGGGGCGGACCGACTCCGGGCTTCACCGCCGTCGACATGACCACTGCTGCGGCTGACGGGTTCAGGGACGGGGCGGCGAGTGTTGTGGTAGACCTTGAACCAGATGATCTTATCAATGAGGCCGGCGATTACCTCTACATCGAATTCGTGAGGGCGCGCATCACTGCGGCCGGCGGGAGGATCAAGGAATGAACTGGATGTCCGATATTAACTGTGGCCCTGTTTTGGCTGGGATCTTGATAGCTATCGCGGGCTTTGCTGTTGGCGCGTCTTTGCAGTCCGAACGCTTCGCCACCCTCTGTGACAAGAAGGTCGGATTCATGGTTGGCGACAAGATCTATCAGTGTCAGGAGCGTCAGCCATGACCGACTACATCGAACTGAAGATGCTCGCCGAGTCCTTGACTGCTCATGCAGAGGATTCGTTTTACCTGCCATGCACTGTGGCTTTCGAGCGGGCGGCAACTCCTTCGGCGGTACTGGCCCTGATCGCCGAGAGCGAGTCACTGCGACAAGACGCCGCGCGCTACCGCTGGCTCAACCGGCAGCGCAGATCCGTCTGGCGTGAACTCGGCGCTGCGCCAATGAACATGACTGGCGAGCTGATTGATGCCGCGATGGGCAAGGAGTCGCACGAGCTGCCCGGCACGCTGAGCGAATGGGCCGCTGCCGACTTCAATGTGAAGCAGATGAGCAGGGAGGGTTGAAATGGTCAAATACAAGACGATCAGCCAGTTTTCCACCGAAAGTGGCTACACTGAGGCCGCGATTCGATCAAAGATCGCTGACGGCACATGGCCTAAGGGGCTGGTGTGGAGGCATGCGCCGGACAATAAACCTCTGATAGATGTGGACGGGTATGTCGAATGGGTGGAAAGCGCAACGGCGTTCGAGCGGCGTCCAAAAGTAGTATTGAGATCACCTTCATGTTCGAGGGTGTCCAGTGCCGTGAGCGACTCCCGCTTGAGCCCACCCCCGCTAATCTGAAGCGCGCTGAGCAGCACAAGGCGGCTATCGAACTGGCGATCTACAACGGCACGTTCGACTATCTGGCCACCTTCCCCAAGTCCAAGCGAGCCAATCGGCTTGGATATCAGACCGGGCAAGTCCCGCTGTCGAAATACCTCGCGAGCTGGCTGGAGAAGAAAGAGAAGGGGCTGAAGGCCAGCACCATCGATGGTTATCGGAAGATCATCGACGGGGTTCTGGTGCCGAAGCTTGGCGATCATCCCCTGGTGCTGCTCAGTCGCAAGATGATCAAGGAGGCGATGGCTAGCATGGACGCTTCGAACAAGCGCCTTTCCAACGTGCAGAGCTGCCTACGATCTGCGCTGAATGACGCAGTGCATGACGAACTGATAGAGGTCAACCCGCTGGCGGGATGGACGTACTCGGTCAGGGAGAAGCCGAAGACAGAGGACGAGATCGATCCGTTTTCTCCTGAGGAGCAGCGGCTGATTCTGGCTGGCACTGATGGGCAGTACCGGAACCTGTTGCAATTCGCCATGTGGACCGGGCTGCGGACCAGCGAACTCATCGCGGTAGAATGGGGGGATGTGGATTGGCTGCGGGGGGAGATACGGATATCGCGAGGACTGACCAGAGCGGCCAAGGAAGCAGAGTTGCCGAAGACGGCGGCGGGGATTCGTAGCGTGAAGCTTTTGCCAATGGCGCTGGACGCGCTGACGGCTCAGAAGGTGCACACCTATATAGAAGGTGGCGTGATTTTCCATGACCCGCGATACGCCAAACCGTTCGACGGCGATCAGGCCATTCGCAAAAGCTTCTGGATACCGACGCTCAGGAAGGCGAAGGTTCGGTATCGGAACCCGTACCAGACCCGGCACACTTACGCATCCATGATGCTGTCAGCCGGCGAGCACCCGATGTGGGTCGCCAAACAAATGGGGCATGCCTCTTGGCTGATGATCGCCAAGGTGTATGGCCGATGGATTCCAACCGAGAACGACACCTCAGGCAATAAAGCCGTCGAGATGTTCGGGACGCCGGTTCAACTCCCTAAGGAGGAGTCAGCATGAGCGACAAGGCCACTGAAGAGTTCGAGGCATGGTTTGCGAAGACATATCCGCTTGGGAATCTTGAGCGCGATACGGAAGAAGTTTTGCGGAAGATGATAGCCGGCCAAGCGTGGCAAGCCTCCCGCGAAGCTCTGGTGATTGAGCTTCCTCCAATTTGGGAGGAAAGCCCCAATACGGCTTTGGGACAAGCATGCGCCCAGATCAGAACGGCTGACATTGAAGCCATCAAGGCCGCAGGTCTGAAGGTGGCAATTCAGTAGTTTCAGCAGCATTTCAGCAACATTTACCATTTCGGCCAGCAAATACGCACAGAGAACGGGGGTTCAAATCCCCCCGGCTCCACCACTTCAACATCTAAAGACGTCCAAGGACGTCTTTTTTTGTGCCTGAAATCCAGTTAATACGGGGGTTCAGGGCTGAGGGAGGCTTTCCAGTTTTTTTGAGTTCCAGGCGGTTTGGTATTCCCAATGGTATTCCCGGCTACCCGGCGCTAATCTTGGGAATACCAAAAGGTGTCATGGAGTACCTCTCATATGCGCTCAAACCACCCGCCTCTCCGACCGCCAGCTCAAGGCGGTCAAACCGAAAGACAAGGATTACGTCCTCACCGATGGCGACGGGCTCCAGCTGCGAGTCAGGGTCAATCGCTCGATGCAGTGGAATTTCAACTACCGGCATCCAGTAACCAAGAACCGAATCAACATGGCACTCGGCTCCTATCCCGAGGTTTCTCTTGCGCAAGCGAGGAAGAAAACCGTTGAGGCCAGAGAGCTGCTTGCACAGGGCATCGACCCAAAAGCTCAGCGCAATGAGATGCAGGAAGCCAAACGAGCGGAAACGGAACACACCTTCGAAAACGTGGCTACCGCCTGGTTCGAGCTGAAGAAGGATTCCGTCCCACCATTTCATCATCTAAAGTCGTCCACGCACGTCTTTTTTTGCGAAAAAAATCCGTTAAAATCAATGATTTACAATGCCTGTGTGGGCAAGAGAGATCTTGGAAGTTCCAGATAGCTTGGTATCCCAGAAGGCATCCCGCCTACTCAAGCATCTGAATAGCGCAGCTTCATCGCTACCCCAACCGTGACTGCCAGCTTCATCCGTATGAAGAGCACACAATAAGAACACTTCGGTTACAACCCTCAGCGCCGCCCACAAGCCCCAAAATGCGCCACGCAACTCGCCAAGCGAGCTTCAGATCCAATGCCACTCATTTGGGTAATGACAGTTGCCAGTCGCAAGCATGGCAAATTGCTACCGAATCACGGTAAATTTGCCATATAAGTGCTGTCAGTAAACGTCACTACGGCTCAATACGACAAGGAAGAAGCTATGCCCGAAGCCAAGGACTCTCTCCTCAGGCAACTGCTCCTGTTGCACCTGCTTCTAGCGTCCTCGCACTACACCTATTCACAGACGCTGCTCGAAAAGCGGCATGACCGTGGATAGGGAGAACTCACATGCCCCAACCATTTCATTTCCAGACTTCACCATCTGCCAGCCCCAACACGACAGAAGCCAACATATTTATCCACGGGTACAGCGCTGGGCATAGTGACCAGGAAAAAAAGCTCTTACTCGAAAAAATTCCCGATCAATTCAGCAACTACACCAACATCTTCGCGTTCTGGCCTTCAAATCACTATCTCCACTTCGACAAATCGTCGCTCTGGGCGCTAGGCACAGCAGGCCTTTCCTCTGGGGTAGGAAGCACTGCTGGGCCCGTCGGTTACTGGGGCCTTGCGGGCTCTTTCGCCAAGGACCGGCTGAAGAATTTCACCGATGCCCGCTCACGGGCGGAAAGAATGGGAGTGGTTTTACTAGAGCAGTTGAAAGAGTACCTGCGCTGCAACCACCCACAGATCGAGACCATCAACCTTATCGGCCACTCGCTCGGCAGCAGGGTGGTCGTCAGTAGCCTGAGAAACTTCACGAACAGGCAACAGTTGGCCATCAACGATGTGCTGCTGATGGCTGCCGCAGTCGAGGTAACGGTCATCGAAGCGCGCCAGCTGCGCGGCCTGCTCCAAGGGCGACTGATCAATGCCTATTCAAAGGCAGACAAAACCCTGCTGCTGAACTGGGGTGAAACCTGCTTGGGACGTAACAAGGTCGAGCACTTCGAAAGCATCGAGATGAACGACTTTGGCCACACCGATTACTGGGAGCGGCTACCCGAAGTGCTGGCCGCAACTCGCTTCAAAGCGTGCACGCCCAGCTCGCCTGAGCCTGCTCAAACACCTGTTGACACACTCATGCCAACTCTGGCGCCCGAACAACCCGCCGAAGAGCGCGACATGACACTCGAACTGAACAGCCCACGTGAGGTTTACCAGCAAATCAACGACGAGCTGGCACTCATCATAGGTGAACTGAGACATCCCTCGGACGACGAAGCCTTGAACCAGGCCCGAGAAGAGGCACTCCGGCGGCTTACCGAGCATCGGACAGCACTGTTCGAGCGGCTCGCCGAACTAGAGAAAAACGCCGAGTGGAACACGTTTACCATTGCCTTCTACGGCGAAACCGGCGCAGGCAAATCGACCCTCATCGAGACCTTGCGCATCCTGCTCCAGGAGCCTGGAAAGCGAGCCAGTCAGCAGGCGTTCCGCAAGCTGCGCGAGCAGTATGGGTTGACTGAAGAAACCCTGCAGCGGTTGCAACAGAACATCGAGCAAGCTGAAGCTCGGCTTGGCGAATTGACGCAGCAGCTGAGTGTCACATTGCAGCAATTCGAACAGCCTTTCAGGGAAGCCCAGAGCGCCCTCGACCAAGCCAACGCCCAATTCAGTGAGTTGACGCAACGGCTTGGCAGCGCACTTGAAAAACGCGAGCAATCGCACAAGCACACCCTTGCAGCCGTCACCCGCCTGCACACCCTTCTCGCCACGCGTAAAAGCACCGCCTCACTCTGGCAGACTCTGTTGAACCTGTTCAGAAAAATGCCGGAAGAGGTCGAGTTGAATAAGGCCATCGCGTCACTGACAGAGACCACTGCGGCACGCGACAGCGCTGCCGCGACCCTGGACGCCGAACAGCAGAACGCCGGGCAGGAGCGCCTTGTTCTGGAGCGGCAGCTGGGCGTGATCGCAACGTCGCGCGACGATACCTGTGCGGCGCTTGCCGCCCAGCAGGCAGAGGCAGCACACCATCAGCGAACTCTTGTCCAGCAGCGCCTGGAAAATGAAACCCAGCTGGCACACTTGCTGGCGGAACTGCAGGTTCATGCCGATGGTGAAATCATCGGTGACGGCAGGGCCGACTTTACCCGAGAGACACAGCGCTATGAACTCGAGCTGGACGGCCAGCCCTTCGCTCTGTTGGATGTACCCGGTATCGAAGGCAAGGAAGGCCTGGTACTCGATCAGATAGAACGTGCCGTCCAGACAGCTCATGCGGTGTTCTATGTCACCAACCAGCCCGCACCGCCACAAACGGGCGACGGCCAGCACCAAGGCACACTGGAAAAAATCAAACAGCACCTGGGAGCTCAAACAGAGGTATGGACCATCTTCAACAAGAAGATCACCAGCCCCAAGCACTCGCTGACTGACCGCCCACTGATCTCCAACGACGAAAATACCAGCCTTGCTGGGCTTGACGAGAAGATGGTCGAGCAGCTTGGCAAGCACTATCAGGAGGTGTTCCCGCTAAGCGCGCTGCCTGCATTCCTTGCCTCGACCGACCACCTCGCGCCGGGGTCGCAGGATGCCAAACGCCGCAGCAAGGTGCTCGCGGACTTCGGTGCCGACGAGTTACTGGAAAAGTCCCGCCTGCGCGCCTTCCTGCAGCTGCTAAACAGTCGGTTGATCCATAATGGCAAGGCCAAGATCATTCGGGCCAACTTTAACAAGGCCAATGAGGCGCTCAACCAGACCACCGAAACACTCTCAAGCGTTCAGCAAACCCTGATCGGCCTGTCGAACAAGCTCTCCCAGGAAGAGCAAAGCGCCAAAAGTCAGTTGAACAGCAGCTTCCAGGCGCTGAAAAAACGTCTGGAGGCTTGCGGCGAAACCTTGATTGACGACTTCGCCAGCAACGTGCGTAACAGTGTCTACGCACGCATTGAAGACGATATCAGCAACGATGCCTTCAAGAATGCCCTGAGTGACCACCTCGATACCCAACAGCGACAGCTGGGCAGGCAACTGCCCAAGGAAGTGATCGCAGAGGTCGGCAAATTCCAGAACGCGGCCGAGGATATTCTTGCGCGCTTCGAAAAACATGCCCAAGAGCTGACCGCAAGCTACGCAAAGCTCGGCAGCATGCGATTTAACGAGCATTTCAACCTCAACATAAAGATCGACAACGGCATCAAGGTTGCGGGACTGCTGGCCAGCCTTGTCGGTATTGCCGCGGCACCGTTCACAGGCGGGGCCAGCCTGTGGCTTGTTGGGGCCTCTGTACTTACCGCACTGGTCTCGATCGGCAAAGCATTATGGAGCGCGCTCAGCACGGACTACAAAAAATCCCAGCAACGCCAAGCCCTTGATAAAAACCTGCGCAGCGCCACCGAGCAATTGCGCGACACGCTGCGTGTTAGCCTGGAAAATGCCCTGAGGGAAATGCAGGGGACTATCGACCAGCTCGACCTCGCATTGGAAGCGCCTGGTAAACAAGCCGCTAATCAGGTGCATACGCTGGCTCGCTCGACCAACCGCCTAAAAATCCTCTCCCGCCAAATCGAAATCGCAGGAAATCTGTAATGGAAAACACTCTCAAGACGTTCAAAGCCCAACAGACAAGCGCGCTGACGCTGCTCGACAGGCTGAAAGATTTTCTCGGCCATGGCGCGCAGGCCGGAGTACCGATTGACCCTACTTTGAGCAGCAAATTGCAGAATGTCATCAACAGCGTGTCTGGTGAAAAACTCAAGGTCGCGCTGATTGGCGGGTTCTCTGAAGGCAAGACTTCGATTGCGGCGGCCTGGATGGAGAAGCTGGACAGATCCAGCATGAAGATCAGTCACCAGGAGTCTTCCAATGAGGTGAAAGTTTACGAAGTCGACGAAGACTTTGTGCTGATCGACACCCCAGGGCTGTTCGGCTTCAAGCAACAGGAAAATGCCGAAACTCACACCATCGAGAAGTACAAGGACATCACAAAAAAGTATGTGAGCGAATCTCACCTGGTGCTCTACGTGATGAACTCGACCAACCCCGTCAAGGAAAGCCACAAGGATGACCTGACTTGGTTGTTCCGCACACTGGACCTGCTACCGCGCACAGTTTTCGTCCTCAGTCGCTTCGATGAAGTGGCCGACGTGGATGACGAGCAGGACTACCAGGCCAACCTGCAGGTTAAGCGCGACAACGTGACAGGCCGGCTTCGCGAACAGATCGGCCTGAGCGACCAGGAAGCGGCCGAACTGTCCATTGTCGCTGTGGCTGCCAACCCCTTCGACATGGGTGTGGAGCACTGGCTGGACAATCTCGAGCAGTTCAAGGCTCTGTCGCATATCACCATGTTGCAGACGGCCACCACAGGAAAGATGCAGCAGAACGGTGGAAGCGTCGCGCTGGTCAACGAAATGCGCGCCAGCGTTATCCGTGACGTGCTCAGCAACCAACTACCCGTTGCCATCGAGAACGATCAGAAGGTTTCCCTGGAGGTCGATAAGCTCGACGAGCTCAATGCTCGCCTGGGCAAACAGTTGACAATTACCGGGCAGCAAATCGAACACGCACGCATCAGCTTGCGCGAGTTTGCCACTCGCTACTTCTCCGACCTGATCCTGCAAGCCAAAGGTTGCAGCCTGGAAACCTTCGCTGACTTCTTCGAGCGAGAGGTCGGTGCCGAAGGCATTATCTTGTCTACCCGCCTGCAGAATGAATTCAGCCGCCAGACCCAGTCGATCACGCTTGAGGTCGAAAAGATGCAGGTTGGCTTCGATAGCGAGGTCAACCACTTCAACACCACCGTCAAAGCCTTGGGCAAACAAGGCATCAACCACGTGCTCAAAGGCAACCTGATCAACAACACCACGGTACTGGCCGCACGTGATGGCCTCACTACGATTGCCAAGACGGTGGGTATGGATATCGGCAAGTACCTGAAGTTCAAACCATGGGGCGCCGTGAAGTTTGCCAAAGGCGCCAACGGGGCACTGGCCTTGGTCGGTGTGGCCCTTGAGGCTTGGGACAGCTGGGAGCAATACAAGCGCGAAGAAGCATTCAAGAAGACCATTGCAACAATGGTCGACAACTTCGAACAGCAGCGTCAGGACTTTCTCGCTCTTGTGAACTCCGAGCGCTTCAAGGAGGAGTTCTTCCCCGACTACCTGCTGCTCAATACACGCCGACAAGAACTGCAAATCAATCTGGATGAAAGCCGTGTACGTCAGCAGCGCTTTCAAGCATGGCGCGTTGAAGCTGAGGCCATCGACGCAGAATTCAGAAGATTGAACTGACTCTGCTCAGGTGCCCGGAGCAGGATGCAACGGGCGCCTGAACGGCCAGAGCTAATCCACTATCGAATATCAGGTATTTGCGAACGGAGTTGTAAGTTACGACATGCGAGAAATGGCGAGCGCCATCCTCAATGAACAAGGTCGGTATCCCGAGTTAATCGAGATTTCGCTAGCCCACGTCGATAAAGATGAGGTACACAGTACCTACAACCGGGCCGACTACATTTAGCGCAGATGCCCGATGATGGCTTAGTGGGATTTTATTGGCACAGCCCCTCAACTTCCGGGATATGCCAGCTCGATCTGCTGATCGAACTCCCCGTCATACCCGCAATACTCACGCGGAATGCGCTCGACATCCTCCGCAATTTGCACAATAACCTGACGCAATTCCAGTCGATCAAACCATCGAGCAGGAATCGCTGCAGCACCATACTGTGCCCCCAACAAGTGCCCGGCGATGAGCCCGGTACTGTCACTATCACCGCCGTGATTCACCGCTCTGATCACGCCCTCTTCAAACGAGGAGACTGCCAGGGCGCACCACAATCCGATAGCCAGCGTTTCTTCGGCGACCCAGCCACTACCGAGCTCGCCTATTCGTTGCGCGGTAGGCTGGTAGCCCTCGTAAAAGAAGAAGAGAACACGCTCAATGAGGGCTCGTGTTTCTTCCATACCGGGAACTTGACCGTATTGGGCCAGGCTCTGAGTGATCGCGTGCTCCAGGCTGTCTTGACTATC